ATGAAGAAAATCGAAGGTTTATATCGCAGCTACTGCCACGAAAGAGAACTAGAAATGCAGGAGTATCACACAGGAGGGAACAGGATGAAAGAATTGCAGGAATTTTTGAAAAGCAAGCTCAATGCGGAAGATTATTTCACCGCGGAAGAAATACTGAATAATCTGATTGCCGAGACGGAAGAAAAAGGCTTTGCCGCAGGTGCCAAATACACCGCTAGTCTTGGGAAAGAATTGTTTGCAGAATAAAAAAATTTGCCCCTCGAAAGAGGGGCTTTTGTTATTAAAATTTCTCCCTTTTTAATACTGTTTCAGTGCTTCTTCCACTCAACTTATCAAAATTCAGTGTTTTGTAGCAAGTTAAAATGTTCCTTTCGCAAAACCTTCCAAAAGCATATTTATCGAACACTCAATAATTCCTAATTATCAACTCCTTAAAAACCTTCTCACCGCCAATAGCCACTCCGAGATTATTAACCCGCTCAACCTCTTCAATATGAAATCCCTCATACAGATTCCGCACAAACGCATCATCATTATATGTAAGAATCCACTTTCCTTTCAGATTATATAACATTTCTGCCAATTTTCGATGTTCAGTTTCTCCAAAATCATCCTTCATCTGATAGAACTTTTCCGTTCCATGATAAGGTGGATCTATAAAAAACAGCGTCCTTTCGGAATCATGAATCTGTAGAATTTCATCAAAAGATTTATTCTCAATCAGTACCTTGATTAATCGTTCATGCACCGCCTGCAAATTTTTTATTGCAGATACATCCTTAAATCCAACTCCAAATGTAGACACCTTAGATCCATAAGATGCTTTAATCAAATAAAACATTCGTGCCGCTCTCTGCAGTTCTGTCATTGTTTCCGGTTGCATTCCCCGTTGTCGGAAAAATTCTTCTCTGCTGTTTAGCATAAAACTGAGCTCAGCTTGCAACGCCTCTGGATGATATTTTACCATCCGAAAAAGATTCACCAATTCTCCATTGATATCATTGTATACCTCTTTAGAATGAGGTGTTTTCCCGAATAACACCCATGCTGCACCGCCAAACGGCTCAACATATTTTTCTATTTCTTCTTTCGGAAATTTCTTGATAATTTCCTTTCTAAGCAGTTTTTTCCCACCTACCCAAGAAACAAAACTATTCATATTGATCGCTCCTTTCTCTGTTCATCATCCCACAAAGAAAGTCTCTTAAAGTCTCAATTTTTCACACAAAAAAATTAAGGGGACGGATAACCGCCCCCTACCATTTTCGCGACCTCACGAAAAAGCTTATTTCTTCGTCAGCACTGCCACATTTCCCTTACTGGTAACACTATACCCGATAGCATCCGCCACATCCCGAATTTTGATATAGTTTGTGCCATCCTTAAGGATACGTTCTGTCATGTGTTCTTTGCCGTCAATAATAACCTTGCATTTTTCTACCACTTCATCATCCCTCATTTCGTATTGAAATACATCCTCGACCAACAGCCAATGCGTGAATTTATTGCACCGCAGGGGGACTTCTCGCACGCCGTAAGCCGATCCATCCGCCGCCACATAATACGGATGCCCATTCTTCATCCCGGTATAAACCCCGATATGCCCCTGCATCCAGACCAACGCCCCGATGGGTGCTTTTTCAATGGTGGAAATGGGGTTGATTTTGGTTGCCCTTGCCTTCCACTGGCCCGAACCGAGCGTCACGCCACACGCCCACGAAATCAGTCCGCTGCAATCCACGCAGACCTTGCCGATTTTCTCCCTGTCACTCAGCCAGACCATTTTCCCGTAGGTATTTTTCAGAAATTTATAGTTCTGCTCCGTCATAACCTTGCCCTTCATGCCGTAAACATAGGGCGTGCCGATTTTGGAGCGGCAGAAGGCTACCAGCTCCTTGCCTGTCATTCTTTTCGCCATATAATCACCCCTTTACAAGCTCTCTGACCGTTTTGTTTTCCTTCAGCAGCTTTCGCATTTCCTCCAGTGCCTCATCCACCCACAGGGAGAAGGTGTCGAAGGATACCGCCATAGCCAATGCAGGGAACCGCTGGATAAATAAATCGTAGGTCTGCCGCAGCTTCAGCTTCCCTGTGCCGCTCCCCAACTCCGCTTCTGCCTGTGTGACCGCCCACAGCAGCCATTCCTTTACCCTTTCTCTCTGCTCGGATGTTGGCATTTTCAGAAAACGCCCGATAAACACACCGACCATCCCTGCAACCGCCATCAGCGCAACCACCAAATACCAATTTTCCATTAAAAACATTGTTCTTTCCTCCTTCTTTCTTTTATATAAAAAGCGCCCGATTTCTCGAACGCTCTTTCTGCTTATGCGCTTGCCTTCAAAAACAGCAATCTGAATGTTTCTCTCCCTTTTGGGGTAATCAAGGTCTGTGTGCTTGCAAAGCCCGTTTTCTCATTGGAAAATTCCTTTACTTCAAACAAACCGTTGTTTTTATCGGCATAAGGCTGAATCTTCCCTCTCTTGTCCCGATAAATAAATTTCTTTTCCAGCAGGAATCTGATAAACTCCTTTTCCTTAACCTGCAGCTGCTTTGCCGTTTCTCTGAAATTCGTCAGCAGATTTCTGTCAACCAATTCGTCGAAATAGTCCGCTTTCGGTTTCATAATCTGGTTATCGACTGTCAGCGAGGAATTGACCGCCTGCAACGCCTTATTCTTGTCCTGCTCATCCTTCAGAGCCGTACACAGCTTAATCATCATATCGGGGTTCAGAATTGCCTGCTCCAGTGTTTCGGGGGTCATGTATGCCCCATGCTTGCGGATAGAAGGCAGTACCTCAGATGTAACCCATTTTCTGAAAGGCTTTGCTTCTGGCTTGTCACTGCGGAGAATGACATTGTATAAGCCGCTTTCGTTGATAACCGTCATTTCCTGCTCTCCCCCAGGGGTGGGAATCTGATTCCGCCCCTTTTCGTCCTCGTCCAATCTATCAAACACCTTATGTGGACTACTAAGACCCAATACCTCACATACATCTTTCAGCACCCACCAAGGTTCGCCGTCCTTCTGTATGGTTCTGACCTCGTTGCCGTTGTAGTTAAAAACCTGTAAATTATTCATACTTTCACAACCCTTCTTTCTCGAACGCTCTTAATCACTTCAACAATTTCACCGCAAAGCTGCTGAATTTTTTCCATTTCCTCACGCTTTGCATAATTTGTTATTTCAGAGGATATTGTCAAATATTTTTCATCAAATTTAATCAGCATATTTAAACCTCCCTTTAAATCATCTTGCTTACCAAAGTTACCAGTGCCAAAACCAAGCCCATCAAAAAGATAAAATGTACCATTAGCTTAAAAATATCTTTTTTCATATTGCACCGTTGGAGTTTTTCATGTATTATTACTGATAGAAGGTTGGGGCTTTCGCCCCTCCCTCTATGTAATGAGTTTGATTAGGATTAAAGCCCATCCTACCAATGAGATTATCCTAATCATGAGCTTTTCAAGTTGTTCCACCAGCTTGATTAGCTCTTTTATTTTGCCCTCCAACGTGTCACCTCCTTTCTATGTCTATATAATACACTATTTTTCGTGCATATTCAATATGCAATGTACACGAATTATAGTTTATATTTTTGTAAATATTGTACACTTGTTTTCGTTCACAAAAACAGCTACAATATAACATAAGAAAGAAGGTGATACTATGCCGTTACTTTATAAGCTCGATGTTCTTTCGGCTCTAAAAGAAGTCGGTTACACAACATATCAAATCAGAAAAAATAAACTTTTAAGTGAATCCACTGTACAAAAATTGCGAGAGGGAAAGCCTATCTCTTGGGAAAATATCGAAACCCTTTGCAAGCTGCTGAATTGTCAGCCCAATGACATCATCGAATACATTCCCGATTAAGACCGTCTTTTGCGGTCTTTTTCTGGTTGTAATCCCTCCTTGCCCTTCTGCTTTACCGATTCCAATTCTTGATAATGTATACAATTACAATCACACAAAACACAGCCTGCAATACCTTGAAACCTAAATACAACATATCCATAACGCCGCTCCTTTCTGTCATCTTTATATTGACAATGAGCATCCAAAAGTTTATTTTATAGGTAGGGGAGGTTTCCCTCCCCTTTCTCATATTAGCTTTCTGATAAGTTCTATCAGTGCTTCTATGAGGTTTGTGATTGCGGTAAGTAGGATAATCGTTTCGAGTTGGATATCTTTCTTACCGCTTTTCTTTTGTTTGCTCACTTGCTTACCTCCTTTCTATGGTTTTATTATAACCCATTTAGGGTTACTTGTCAACCATTTTATAATATATTTTTTATTATTTTTATATCTTTTCATTTGACTAATAATAAAAACAATATTATAATTATATATAAAGGAGGTCTTGCGAATGGCAATCATCTACGAAAACACTGAGCAAATCATTCTTGAAATCAGAAAACTCATGCTGGAAGAAAAAATATCTCAGCGCCAAATTGCAGAAAGCTTAGGAATTACACCTCAAGGATTTACAAAGCTCATTAACAAGAAAAATTTCAGTTTTGAAGATGCACAGAAAATTTTAAATGCAATGGGTTATCATTTGATTTATGATTTTGAGAAGAATTAAGACCGCCCCTCGCGGTCTTTTTTCATTCCCCATCCTCTGTACCTTCCTTCCCCTTTTGGTACTGTGTACCGAAGTAGAACGCCACCACCACAGAGAAAATCGTCAAAAACTGTTCTCCGCTGATGCGCCCCACCACTGCCAGATACGAAAAAACCACCGTAAGCATAATCGTTACGATGGATTTCACTGTCAGCAAATTTTGAACTGTGATTTTTGCCGCTTCATTCATTTTCATTTTCTCTCAATTCCTCCTTGCTCTCCCATTCCGCTTGCTTTACGCTCATTCTTCTTTTCCTGCGTTCCTCTGCTCTGCGTTCTGCCTGCTCCACGCCCTTATCGTACAGCTTCATCAGCCCACAGATGCCCAATTCCGTACCGAACAGCAACAGTGCGGACGATACGATGGATGAAATGTCAACGCAGAAACACGCCAAAATAATACCCACAACAACAACGCACACACAAAACGATAGGGACAAAACCACAATCGTTGTCATGGTATCGTTATTGATTTTAAAACGAATCCGTCTGCGTTTTTTCATCATAAACCGCCGCCATTCAGCAGGAACCCGATAGCCGCACCGACAACCACAGCAATCGCCTTGTCAATCAGCCCATCCCAACGCTTTGCAGGTTTGGAAACAAGCTGCTTCACATCGTCCTTGATTTCCCCGACATCCGTTTTGATATGCTCCTGCTCGTTTTGCAGGACCGAAAACGCGTTTGTCAGTTCTTCCAGATTGTCCTGCCGTTTCTCCATGCGGTCAATCCGCTTGTGTGCGGATTTCGTGCTGTCCAGTGCCTCCTGCACCATTTTTTCAATGTTTTCCATAAACCATCCCCCCTTATCCCTGCACCTGTGCCGCTGTGACGTGGTGCGGATTGTTAAAATCATTCAAGTGCTGTTGGAGCAGTGTCATAACCGAAGCGGCATTGATGTACGCAGAGGACGCAAGCGAACCGCTTTTCACGCCACTGGTAACGGATGCCGCAAGCGTGGGGATGAAATCCCCCAGCTCCACCTCGTCGTACTGCTCCAGAAGGCAATCCCATTCGTAGGAAATAACCTTCGCCTGTTTCCGAAATCCCATTTTGGTATTGATAACCGTTACCATATCCCCCAGGAACACTTCTTCCAGAACGGCATACTCCCGATATTCCACCGTCTTTTCCAGTGCCACAAAATCCACCTTGATGTTAATACTCGGAATATCGCAACCCTCGTCCAACAGCTTTTGCGCCTCTGCCTGCACCTCGGAAATGCTCTTATTTTCCTCTGTCAGCGTGTGGATTTTCGGGTAGATATAATCGCCCAGATGGGGGCTGTCAAGTGTTGCAGAGCCGTTCTTGCCGTAGCAGACAATGCGTGTTTTCACGTTGGATTCGTCCTCTGTGACCTCAAGTCCGACAAGGTTTTTGCCATAGCGAATGGAAACGCCTCTGTCCTGCCCCAGTGCCGCCTTGACGGATACCCGAAAGCCATCACGCAGCAGTTCGCCGCCGTAGCCCTTGACAAACGAGGTTGCTTCGTCATCGTCCGACAACAACGCCTGTACGGGATTCATACGCCCTGTTGTGAGCGTCCCTGTGATGGAAATATCCGTATCAAAGGAAAAGGGCATGGGATAGGCAAACGCCGCCTGTAATGCCGCCAGTGCCGCCGTAGCCGTGCCGCTGTGGCTGATTGGTTCGCACTGATTGTCCAGTAAGTCATAAAAAATATGCCGTGCATTGACCGAAATTTCCTTCATGGTTGGTTTGACGTAGTAAATGCGGAACGGCTGCATCCCTCTTGGCGTGGATGCGTAGAGAATTCGCCCCCGTTCTATGCGTTTCCACTTGCCGCCCTCATCGTATGGGTGCTTCATCTCCAGTTCATATGCCCCGTTCAATTCCTCCGTTACAATACAAGAGCCGGGAACCAATGTCCCCAGCCCGATTGTGTCAAATGTCTGCGCCGTTTTTTCGTGAATGGTAATCATAGCATCACCCCATCATGCCTACCAGTTCCTGATACTGCTCCTCTGTGATGCGGTTCGCCATAAGGAATACGTCTAATTTGTTCATCATGTCCTCTTTTTCGTATGCCCCTCTGCTAATCAGTTTTTTCAGTCTTGCGTATGTCATAATATCTACTCCTTTCAAATTTCCAATTCCTTCATGCAAACCAAATAGTCTACATTGATTGCTGTGTCTAAAATTGCCTGTTCAGTTTCGGTGAGTTGTGGTTCGGGGATGGGTTCGGGTTCGGGTGGTGTGTATTCCGAAAACGTACCTGTTTCAGAATTATAAATCATACCAAGCGTAACGGTTTCATCACAAGGAATGGCAGTCACAGGGTTGCCCGATGGGTCAGGTGGATAGTAGGGTTCTGTTTCCCTGTCTTTCAGAACGTCAATCACTCTGTTTTGTAAAATCATTGCATAGTTTTTCATTTTTCCACCTCCTTACCATTCGATAATAACAATACCATCTCCGCCTTTGCCTCCCTTACCATATCTCTCGGGGTATAAACCATAACCACCGCCGCCACCACCAGCTCCGATACCGCCATCACCTCCGTCATGTGTATAATCACCATAAGAAGCTCCTTGCCCGCCATTATCATATCCAGCACCGCCGCCGCCGCCACCTTTATTACCACCTGATTTTCCACCATACGCCATAAAGTTATCTTGTCCATTTGCCTCCCCATGGCCTCCGACTGTACCTTTATAAGTATTGGGGACTGTGCCGTTGCCAGAAATGCCCCCAGCTACTGTAACTAGTGAGCCAATGACAGTTGAACCGCCAGCCACAGCATCAGTGCCACCAACTCCAATTTTTATAGATATAGCGGTACCTGGCGTAACAGAATATGCTTTTTTAATAATTCTTTCTCCTCCTCCGCCGCCAGCAGCACCATGTCCACCGCCGCCACCACCAAAAGCAGTAACCAAAATCTTCGTCACACCAGCAGGAACGGTAAACGTGCCATCTGATGTGAATGTTTGTGTGCCATGTGCAGGAAGCATCTTATCCAATGGCAGAAACCCACTTGTCCCAATCGTACTATTCAAATACGCCTTAATTCCCTTCTGCAAGCTGGATTCTACGTCCCCACGCTGCGCCAAGGTTTCAAGAATCCCCCAGAACGTATCCACGCCGTACTCCGCCGCCTTGTCCCCAGGCTCGCCGAATGCTGCGGCAATCTTGTGCATGGTATCCAGTGCGTCTTGAATTTCCTGAAACAGCACCACCAGAACGCCGTATTCGTTCTCACTTTCAACGGAATCCGTCCAAGGAATTGCCGCCGTTACATAGATTTCAAACACCTGCGTAGACAAAATCTGACCGCCTGCATTCCATACAGAAATCTGTGACTCGACCGCCTTTGCCTCCGAAAGAATTTCATTCGTCAAGGCAAACTGGCATCTGCCCGCGGTCGCATCCGTCACCTCCCCCTGATTAAAAAATGTGCCGCCGTCCGCTTTTCTGAATGTGATGCGCACCTGCTCGCCTGTCAGGTCGATTGGCACACCGTTTTCATACAGGCATACATCTAAATATCTGGATTTTGTATCATGCTGCACGGGACGAATCCCGATGCTGTTCGGCTTTTTGTTCACATCAATTTCCAGCCGATTATACGTTTTTGCCATTTTCCCACTCCTTTCTGTTTTCCGCATCAAAAAAGCACATCCATTTTATTTTCAGATGTGCCTTTCTTGACAGAATATCTTTCTTTTGCTATCATAAGCATAAGAGAAGGATTGCCACCTTTCGCAGGGCGGCTAGTCCAAGTAGTTGGTTTTAGCCGTCTAACTTCGCAGGTTAGGCGGCTTTTTCATTATTTCTTGTTGTAAAACAAGGAAATAACTCCGATGATTACTAAGCAAAAAGTAAATAACCCTTCGTATGTAACCATAAGCGTCACCTCCTTCACGGGAAGTGACTAACCGCCAGTTGGCAATCCTTCATTTATACCATACCATAAATTTCATTCTTCGACAACTACAGCCATCTCCAACGGGGCTGTATTTTTATTTTGCTGACATTCCCCGTCCAGCGGATTTCGTTTTTCCCGACCTCAAATCTCGGAAACTCCGCACCGCCGTATTTGCCGTTTTGGTTGGTGTTCCCTTTGAACACCTCCATCATTTCACTGTCAATGGTAATGCTTCCCTGCACGCCGTACAGGGGGAAATCCGCCCCATTGATAGTAAGCGTGATATCCCCACTGCCGTAAACCGTAATTAGCGGCTCACTGTATACCGTGCCACTGTTGCGGATGGTGGTCGGGGCAGTCAGCTCTAAGGCATCCCCTGCGGCATTGACGCTGTATTTGAAGGGTTCAACATCAAACTGCACCAAAAAATCATTGATATTTTTCAGAATACTGCCGAACTCAATCTGATTTTTGATGTACGCACGATACACCTTATCGGGTTCACTGGAAAAGATAACCTCTCCGAACCCCGTCAGCCAACCGCAGACCTCGTCAATCTGACTTCTGTCCATCACATGACATTCGGCATCCTTGGTATAGTTCTGGTACGTCTTTTCGTCCTCATGCAAAACACCGTTTCTGCCGCTGACTTTGATTTCGTTTACCTTTCTCTGCGGAATGAATATAGAGGGGGCTTTCAGCATCACAACGCCCATATCAAGCGAGCTGACACCGTTCCAGATAAAATACTGATACATCACGCAACACCTCCTGTCGCAACAACCCTTTTCTTTCTATAAAATTCCATTTCACGCATGAAATCCTCTGTGGTTCTTTCGTCTTTGTTTTCAACAGTGCCGATATATACGTTGAAGCTCTCGGTTTTGGTTACCGTTTCGCCCCTGCGGTATCTCTCCGCTTCAGGCTGTGTCAGCACCCGTTCGCCCTTATGCAAAATCGCACGGTATCCATCAAACGGCACCTCTCGCAGTCCTGTTCTGTGGCTGCCATCCGAACCGCCATCGCCCATGCCTGCTTCATCCTTTGCCGCCTTGATGGCATCCCGAATTGCTCTGGTAATGGCATTGACAATGCTGCTTTTGCCGTCCTTGATACCCTCTGCAACGCCGTCTGTCAACGCCTTACCAACATCGTTGAAATCATCTGCATAGCTTTTCGCCTGCTCCACAGCATTCATTGCCAGTTCTTCCATTTCATCAGAATAAAACTGCTGTGCCGCTTCATTCGCCAAGCGCCGCTTTTCCTCGAATTTCTCGACATATTCCTCAAATTTTCCGACCTCTAGGCTATCCAGCTTTTTGGTAAAATCCAGTGCATCATCAATGCTCATATCGGCAATCTCAGCCAGCAGACCACCATCCAAACCCTTCTCCTTCAGGCTTTCAATCTGTTCGTTATACTGCTGAATTTTCTTAATGCTTTCGTCCAAATCATTCAGCTTGAAGATTTCCTTGCCGCTGTCCTCGTCCTTCACTCTGGAAAACAGCTCGCCATAGTCCGCTAATTTGTCGCTTAGGCTGGATTCCTTCTGCTCGATTGCCGCCAATTCAGACTCATATTTTTGCTTAAATTCCTGCAAGGCAGTCAAGCGCTCCTGCAACTTTTTCTGCTCTGCCTGCTTCGCCGCTTCAAGCTGTTTTTTGTTCCAGTCCTTTTCGATTTTGGCAATTTCGTCCAGAATGGATTTTCTGTTTTTCGGCTCTGCTTTTTTCAGCTCCGCCTGTTTCTTTGCAAGATTTTCCTTATACTGCGCCAGTTCCTCTTTGGCGCGCTCGTCCTCTGCCTCCTTCTGGATTCTGGAAATTTCAGCATTTACCGCGTCAATCTCATCCGCAATCGCGGTTTTGATTTTCTCCGCCGTACTCTTTACTGTTTCCGCCGGAATGGTATCCATTTCCCCTGTAATGACAGCTTTGATTTTTCTGATTGCAGCTCTTGCCGCTTTAGCAACAACATTGTCCTTCTCGAATCTGATTGCGAGCCCCTGCATCACAAAACCGCAGATTTTTTCAGACCATTTCGAAGGAGAGTGGGTATCGAAGCCATCCTTACCCGTGAACCAACTCTTGATTTTATCGACTACGCCTTTTACTTTACCTTTCAGCCAGCCGACCTTATCATTGATACCATTCCACAGCCCCATCAGGACGTTTTTGCCGATACTGACAAAATCCGAAACCTTACCGCTGAACCACGAAACCAGTTCACTCCATGCCGCCTTGATATCACTCACGGCATTTTTATAGTAGGCAATCCCACTCTGGAACACGCCGATGATTCTATTGATTGCGGCGTTCACCTTATTCCCGACTGCATCAAAAACGGCGTTGACCTTATTTCTGAATTCCTCGGAAGTATTATAGGCATGAATCAGCTTCAGCACCAATGCCGTAATAACCGCAATCACAATCGTTACAGGCCCACCAATAGCGGCAATCGCAATCTTGACCGTACCAAGAGCCGTAGCCACCGCAGGGGCAATCGTCATAATCGCTCCTATGGATTGTATCAGCGTGCCGATGATAATTATCACGGGGCCCAATGCTGCCAGAATCGCCATAACGGCAACAATAACCGTCTGCGTAGCAGGAGACAGATTACTGAACCGCTCTGTTAGGGATTTCACTGTTTCCGCAAGCTGTTCCAATAATGGCGCAATCGCCTCCAGTGCCGCCGAACCAAGCTCTATGCCTGCGTTCTTCACTGCATTCAAGCTTTCCTGTGCCTTTGCGCTTGGCGTACTGAGTGTTTCAAGGGCATCGGCTACATTCCCTGTGGAATCCTGCATATTCCCCAATTCATCATTGAAAGCACCTACACCGGACGAAAGAATAGACAATGCACCTGTACCGGCTTCACTGGAACTCCATAAGCCTGCCAGAGCCTCAGAATCACCGTTCACGCTGTCATTCAGAATACCGAGAACATCCCCAAGGCTCATGCCGTCATTCATAAGCTGTCCGAAGGATTTTCCCGTTTTGCTTTTCAGAATCTCGCCCACATCGGAACCGGAATCCCCCAATTCATTCAGCATGCTTTTCAGATATGTGCCTGCCTGCGCTGTGGCGACACCGTTTTTTGTCAACTGTGCATACGATGCGGCAAGGTTTTCAATATTTACCCCATAAGCAGATGCCAGAGGAATGACCTGCCCCATGCTCTGGGATAGCTCATTTACCGTTGTCTTACCATCATTCTGTGTCTGAATCAGAATATCAGATAACCTTCCGGCATCTGATGCCTCCAGACCGTACGCGTTAATAATAGTGGTTAATACGTCAACAGCATCCGCCGTTTCCAGAAAGCCTGCTTTGGCAAGACCAACCGATGTGCCGACAAAAGAAACAGCATCAGCAGTATCTACAGATGCCGAAATTGCCTGATAGGTTGCATCGGCAATCTCGCCTGCACCTCTGCCTGTCTCTGTAGATAATTGCAGCATATCATCTCTGAGTTTTTCGAGTGGTACGCTTTGCAAATCTGCAACCGTACCTACCTTCGCAACCGCATCCGTATAGTCACTTGCAAGCTTCACAGATGCCCCAAGAGCGGCAGCGGATGCGGCAGATGCAACACTTACTTTCTTCCCGACAGTTTCAATCTTGCCGCCAAGCTCCTGCACATCTTCCCCTGCCGCCGCAATCTGCTGTGCGGACACGCTGCCGAAATTTTTCATTTCCTTTGTCAGATTTTTCAGACTGTTTTCCGTTGTGGAAATCTCCCGTACCAGACGGCGGTATTGCTCCTGATTGACCTCCGTACCGTTTGCCATGTCCTTATCGGCTTTTTCCTTCGCCGCCTTCAAGGATTCCAGCTTGCTTTTTGTTTCCGATACGGATTTTGTCAGCAGTTCTTGCTTCTGCCGCAGAAGGTCGGTGTTCTTCGGGTCATGCTTCAATGCCTGATTGACGTATTTCAACTCATTCTGCAAATCCTTTGCGGATTTATTCAGCTCCGCTAAGCCGCTTTTGAATTTCTTGGTATCCGAACCAATCTCAATGGTAATGCCCTTAATGTTCCCCATGCTCTGCCCCCTTTCCGAATTTTCCCCTCAATGCCTTTCTGTCCGGCTCGGTCTGCTCCAAAAGCCAGCACTCCTCCAGATATTCCCGACCACTTTCCGTCTGCTGTAAATTGAAAATAAACGCATCCCTTTGCAGTCCGAAGTAAATATCAATCGGCAGGCGTTCCACTTCAAAAAAATCGAGCCTTGCGTAGTCCATGACGATTTTTTCGGACAGAGAGAAAACCTCGTAATGCGAATCCTCACCTGTGTCGCCGGGGATGGAGGGCAGTCTTAGTTTGGGTCTGTTACAACGTCTTTTACGGAACCCAGATAATCCTTCAGCAGTTCCACCGCATCTGCAAAGTCAAACATATCCTCAATTTTCTGCTGCGAATATCTTCTCTTTTTATTCTGATTGATGATTGCAGTCAGCAGAGAATATACCTCGCCGATGTCGCTCATCTCCTGCGCCGCTGTCAGCCGGTCAAATATCTTTTTGCTCGGCATAGGCAGAACCGCCACAAAGCCATCATGCAGCTTAACCATGTATTTTTTCTTTTTTCTCGTTGTAAAATCTAACATTCCTTTTCCACCTCACAAAAATGAGGGGCTGTTATGCCCCTCTCCTCACGCAATACTCGTGTCCGCTTCCTTATACAGAATCAGCGTGCCTTCATTATCCTGTGGCTGTGCCTTAAATTCCGCATTGATGACAGTTTCCTTATCCTTCGCAAAGGACAGTTCGAACCCTGCCTCATTACTGCCGACGATGGTCACACGAATGTCACCGTCCGTCTTATCCTCATGCACAAAATGCAGAACGTATTTCTTGCCGTCATTATGGCTCAGACCGCCGATTTTGACCGTTCTGGTCTTTTTGGCTGTATCCTCTGTCACTCTGGCGGTGGGTGTCAGCTTTTTCAGCGTTTCGCCGTTCCATGTCATTACGCCGCTTTTCAGAATCGCTTCTTCATCCGTGATGATTTTCTTGGAAACGAAATTCAAATCATCCTTCGCTTCGTAAAATGTCGGCTTGTAGGTCAGTGTCGCACCGCCCTGAATATAGCCCAACAGCTTAGCCTCAACCTCAATGGCTGCATCCTCAGGCAGTTCCCCTGTAAATTCATCCACATACAGCTTACCGCTGCCAAGTACAATTCTTTCCATTAGTTTTCCACCTTTCTTGTAATGTCAAATGCAAATGTTACCAGATACATTTTTTCCTTCTCGATGTAGATTTCCGTTGCATCGTAACGAATCCCAACAGAATCCAACGCCTTCTCAATTTTTTCCTGATTGGCAAAATCCTTCCTCGCCGAATAAAGCTCCACAATGTAGCTATCTTTTCGCAGGAAGTTTCTGCCATCCGAACCCCAAGCGGCTTCTCCGTCCTTCAGATAGACGATGTAGGGCAGCGCGGGGCCTTGGTCTGCCTCATAAAAATAGACCTCAAGCCCTGTACTGCGCAGCAGCTTATATAACTCACTTTGCCGCATCCTCTATCGCCTCCCTTACCTGCTTTTCGTATTCCCGAATGACCTGTTCCTCTACGGGCTTAATGTGCGGGATTGCCCTTGTCCGCTTGCCGTTTGCCGTCACATGACCATGCTCCAGAAGGTGTGTCAGCCGATACCGCTTTTTATTGTGAACGATATACTTTGCATTTTCACCAAACGCGCCTTTCTCTCTTGTCACGCCCCAGCTTTTTGCATATTTGCCTGTTCTTTTGGGGCTGGTCTGTCGCAGCTTTTTCGCGGCGGCGTTTGCAACGGCTTTTCCGCAGGCATCTGTGTTTTTCACAATCTCCGCCTCATATTCGGAAAGCAGTTTTGCAATCTCATCCGATAAAGCATCAGCCTTTATACTCATATAGACCACTCCTTGCCTCGCAGTAAAGCTCTGTGTGATGGAAATCGTTTCGGAACCGATACACGCTGTATAACCTGCCCCCAAACCGCAGGACTTCCTCCTGCTCATATTCGCCGTATGGAATCCGCAGACACAGGGCAGGGCGTAACCCCGTTTCTCTGCACTTGAAAAATTCGCTTTGGTTGATTGGCAATTCCTCCGCAAACACTTCGCGTTCCTCGTAAAACGTCTGCTTCATGCCGATTTCATCCCTTATTGTTTTTTCTACCAACAACGTCACAACATCGTTATACATTGTACTCACCACACAAACTCAGCCCGTTTCTCATGCCCTTATAGGCTTTTTCGTACCGCTCGCCCTCGCCCATGAAGTCATACTGCCATTTGAGGTACAGCTCAAACACCTTTTGAATTGCGGAATCCTCCTCGTTAATTACAGTAATGCCGACACGCATCATGTCTTTTTTGCAGGCATCCACGTTATACTGAATTTCTTCATCCAGTTTGTTATGTGAAATGCGCAGTGCCGTTTTCAGCCTTGCTAAATCTGCCATCCCTTACGCCTCACTTTCCACAATCTCCACAGTAAATTCCACAGCTCCTGCGGATGTTGTCACCGTAAAGGTTTCCGTGCCGACAGGGAATTTCTCCAGATAAGCCTTTTTCAGCACAACCGCAGTGCCGCCGGAAACAGACCAGTTCGCCCCGCCTTCCTTTGGCACATCTGCGCCGTTATGCAGCAGGGCTGTAATGGTCTGACCGCTTTCGGCGGCCGTTACGGTAATATCTGCATAATTTTCACTGTCTGTGCGCTTATCAAACGTGCCGCCGCTTACTGCGTTACTTTTTTTTTAAGAATCAGCACACCGTTGGGGTCTGCCAGCTTCCCGTCACAAACCAGAGTAACCTTTACTTTTTCCTGATTGTTGTCGTTATCTCTCCAGCGGTCGGTGCGCATCTGCATATTTGTATTGATGATGTAATCATTCAGATTCACAAACACACCGAATACCTCGCCGTCGGATGCCGCCGCAAAGCTTTCCAGCACATCCTCCTCTGTTGTGATAACCTCCTTGCCGCCGAATCTGTAGGTTTCACCCTCGGTAATGCCGTAGTTTACTCTTGCAATAGGCTGACCTGTGGAATCCACCATACCGTCAATCTGTGCATCAAAGGTGCCCTGCGCAAATACGAACACGCCGTTTCGATAGGCTTTTTTCATCTTGGCGAATACCTTTTCCTTCCACGCCTTCCAGCTTGCGACATCCTCCGCTGTCATTTCAATGACGTTGCCTGCGGGGACTCTGCTGTCCTTCGTAATACCAAGCATCTGACCGCTGCCTGTACCGGCGATAATGCCCTTATCCAGTGCGGCAATGATAGCCTCTACCGCCAGAGGAACAAACATTTCGGTAAATTCTGCGAAATCAACCACATTTGCAATCAGGCTCTGTGCGATTTTGCATTCCAGACCGTAATAGCTGAAGGATACCTTTGTATTGGCGGTTACCTTCTGGTCTGTGGATGCAGAGCCGTCCGCAACCCAGCTTGCCGTAGGACACAGGGACAGGATAGGGATTTCCACGCCGCCCTGTACGTTTGTTTTTCTTACTCTCGCATACAGCTCGCCATGCGCTTTCAGCTCTCTGATAAATTCCTTCATCACGGTTGTGGGAATCACCGCTGTGGTCTCTGTTACCGTAGTTACAGCATTCTGCAGCTTGCCTACAATGGCATCCTTGTACTTGATGGGCAAAGCCTCACCGCGGCACACCAGATTCATAAAGGCATTTTTATATTCATCTGTATCGAATACATCCTTTCCCGCTGCGTTGCCTGCGGAACCGACCACGCCGTCCGGATGCGCTGTCCCTCTGCCCTGCATGGCGGCAAGGTTTGCCTGCGCCGTCGCAAAGGCTTCATACGCGTTATCCAGCTGCTCCATCTCTTCCATTCTTGCATTTGCACCATCTACATCGCCGTTCTGCAGCAATTCCTCCGCGGCATTGTAAAGGGCTTCTATCTGTGCTCTGTAATCCTCGTAATTTTTAAACTTCATGCTTCATTTCTCCTTTCAATCTGAGTAATTTTAATTTTGCAGTTACAGTTTTAACTTCTGCGTTTTCCTCTCCCCTTGCAGGAAGAAGATCCTTCAGCTTATGAATGGTCTGCGCAGGCAATACACCGATGCCGTTTGTCAGCGTCGGCGCAGATGCAAACATAACCTCATCCACAAAGCCATATTCCACCGCCTTCTGCGCATCCATCCACGTTTCCGCATCCATGATGCCAAGCAGCTCCTCCATGCTTTTGCCTGTCTTTTCCAGATATGCCGCCGCGACTGCTTTATTTGCTGTCTGCAAAATCTCCGCCTCCTGCTGCATATCGTGAAAATCCCCTGCGGCAGAGCCGGAAACATTATGCACCATAAACAACGCTGTCGGGCTGATTCTGGAATGTCCTGCCTGCGCTATCACAGAGGCGGCACTCGCAGCCAGACCCACAATATTGATTTCTACCGTGCCCGCGTATGCTTTCAAGGCGGTATAGATTTCACTGCCGGCAAACACATCCCCGCCGCCGGAGTTAATTTCCACAAGGAGCGGCTCCCCATTTGCCTCGCTGATGGCAGCATTGACATCCTTCGGACAGGTTGCATCCATGCCGAACCACTCATAAATCCACTTGTCCGCATTTCCGACAATCGTCCCCTTCACCTCGATTTTCCTCATTCTTCCTCACCTCCTTCCATAAAGCCTGTATCCTTGCGCCGCAGCAGCCTGTCTCCGCCGTCCACAGGTGCCATATTCAGCACCGCACGCACCTCGTTCGGTGTCATAATGCCCCTGTCAACATACTGCACCAGCTCCAGCTTTGTTCTCATGCTTGCAAAGGTCAGATTAGAGCACTCGAAAACAATCTTATTCCCGAAGGCACGCTCCCTTCTGGTAAACAAACGGCTGCTGTAGGTTGCACTCATCTGCGTAATCATCGGCTCAATGGCATTTTCGTAATACGCAATCCATTCATCCTCTGTATAAAGAGAGCTGACGATTTTCTCGTTCGTATTGAAAAAATCATAGATCCGTTTAATGATGCGGTCGGTCTGTGCGGCATTTGGCACATAGTCCTTCGGTTCAATCCGCTGCACATCCGCCTTACTGTCCACGCCCGCTGCGCCGAAGGTTTCACTCTCCACAGAAAGATAGGTATCCGCAAATTCCTGCACGTTTTTCCGTACATCATCCGGGCGCATGGCATTGGTGAACCGCAGCAGCCAGCGAATCACACCACTGTTCTTGATAGCCTTCACAAAGCCCTGATCCATAATGCTGACACACTCCATCAGCTGAGAAAGTGCCTCCATCGGACTTTCCCCGAAAATATCATCCTCGTTGAAATCATCACGCAGATGAATGATATCACTGTATGGGAAGGTGCTTTCCCTCCCGTTCAGAAATACGAACCGTAAAAACAATTCGTTGTCCTTGTAAAAAGCCTCCACCCCCGAACAGGGAATGGGATACAATTCTATCGGCTTTTCAAATTCATCCCGTACAATCAGAATAAAGGCGTTGTGGTTCAGTGCCAGCTGATTTGCCACCTTCTCCTGCAGCATCTGCCCGCTCATCAGCGGATTCGGCTCCTCCAGCAGAAAACG